GCCCATGCAGGCAGACCCTCTTGCAGCCTTTGGCGCGGGCAAAGTTCGAAATGACGTTTTCCACCGCAAAGAGCCAGTGCTCCATACCGCGCCCGCCCAAGCAGACCGCAACGAGCGCCGAGCCGAGCTCGCCGGTGGCGATGCGCGTCACGAAGGCCGCCACCGGCAGCGGATCGTTCACCACCCATAGCTGGTAGTCGCGCGCCTCGATCTGCTCGCGCACGTCGTCGATCGATTCCAGGGAGTGCCCGGCCTCCAGCGCGTCGCGGATCCAGCTTTCCACCGTGGGCCATGCCGCGGCGACGTCGGCGGATTGGATGCCCTCGATGGTGATCAGAGCTTGGTCCATGCGCCTCCCACGTAGCCGTAGTACCCCGCGCCCGCGCCCGGATCCCAATCCGGCGCGCCGGCGGCCAGCACGATCATCCCTTCGCGCGGCTTGGCCGGCGCCACGTGCTGCGTCGCCAGAAAGGCGAACGGCTGGGGGCCGTTCAGGGCCTCGCGGATCTTTTCCAGTTCCTGCTGGATGAACAGCCCCGAATACTGCGCCGGCACGTTGCCAGGGGTGTAGGCCATCAGTAGCCCCCCAGGACCGTGACGTCCAAGTCGAATTGCTTCATGCGCCAGGACACAATGCTGTTCGATTCGAAGCGCACCGCCAGGTAGCGGCCTGAGACCTCGATATCCGCTGACAGGTCCGTCCCGACAATGAACGGAAACGGCGCCTCCCACGTAATCGGGCCGTCCAGGTCATCCTGCGAGCCCAGGTAGATATTGATCTGCGTGCCCTGCTGGGCCTCGATGCGCGGTCGGACGCCCTTGCAGTATTTGATCTGCTCCGGCGCGTCGAAGGACATCCCAGTCTTTTCCACTCGCGAGACCATCGGCTGGCCCTCAGAGGTCTTGCTGGAGTCCATCAGCACGAGCTTGCTGTTGACGGCCGAGGCCAGGATCAACCGCGGCGTGGCCTGCGTGAACTCGTACTGGTTCCAGGTGGTGTCGTCCGTATCCCAGGGTTCCAGATCAGCATTCCAGGAGTTGCCCAGCCCGTAGACGATGGTGCCAGAGGCGCCAGCGGATGCCTGTGCGAGATCGCGGATCGCCCACGTTCCGTCCTTCCAGTTCCAAATCAGGGCGGTATTGGGCCAATCGGATCCCGTCTGCGGCACGCAAAACCACGCTTCATTACGCCGGACGTTGGGCACCGCGAACGAGCGCTGATACTGGTCCGCGTTCAGGTTGTTGAAAAGCCAACGGCGCACGCGCCCATCTGCGATCGAGGTAGTGGTGGCGCCGTCGAAATTCACTACATCGCCCTGCGTCAAGATCGCATGGCCGAGCGGGTGCGGCACCACGCAATCCTGCCCGAGTGCGCCTACCGTCTTGTCGATGGCCTTGCTGCTCCAGATATAGGGCGCGCCCACGTAATCCAGCGCCCAGATGCTGTTTTCCTTGTAGACAATCAGGCGTTCACCCAGCGGGACGCCGTCAACAATTCGGTCATCGGTGTCGGCGAGGTCGAACTGCCCGGCGTCTTTCGTCGGATCTGCTATGTCGTAGGACACCGGCAGCGTCCCCGGGTCTGCCGGATGCGACCACCGGACGCTGTATGGCATGCTGGTGCCGTTATCAGTGTTGTTCAGCGCAAAGATGAAATTCCGGAACGGCCGCAGAATCTTCGTGCGTAGCGTCGGCGGCCAAGCCGTCAGATCGGCGGCCTTAACGCTTGGATCACCGCCCCAGTACTGCGGAACGTCCACGCCATTGTTGACCACGAGCACACCAGATAAGACGCCACCATTCCAGCGATTGGCCGCGGTGCCCGCGTACGGGCCGGCGGTGCGGGTAATGTCCGTGTGCGTTTCGTTCTGTACCGCACTGAGGGTGGAAAGCCCAGCGTAGACCCAGAACCGACCCAAGGCCCCCTGCATTGGGAAAAGGCCATACGGCGCCGCGAGCAGATCGCCGTGCACGCGCGCGTCGCCCTGCGACTTCTCGGCATAGCCATCGCGAAACCGAATGTTCCGACCGCCGGACCATTCTTGCGGTGACAACTCGTGAGGGAAGCCGTCCAAGTTGAGGCCAGCCCCCATAGAACGGAAGGGTATGGGACGCATCAGGCAGGCCAGGAAATGGAGACAATGGCTTCAGGACTGGCCGCCGCGTCCACCGCGGCTTTCAGCGCCCAAGAGATCTCATACTGCGCGTTGACATGGGCCAACAGGGCAGCGCCGAGCGCGCGCACCCCTTCTTCGGTCATCGGAACATTCTCGTTATCGGCCGTTCGCCACGTGAAGCCCTCCGGCAATTGGCTGCCGCCTTGAATATGTGCCGCAGTGCCGATGATGTTGGTTCGGCTGATCAGGTCAGAGTCGTATCGATGCCCGTCATATGCGAAGCCTCGATCTATCATTTTCGAGCAGGCCGCGCTAATGGCACCCTTCTTCTGTTCCTTCAAAGCGTCCAAGGACGGCTCGGCAGGGGCTACCGCCAGTACTTTCCCATCGATCACCTGAATCGACTTCCCTGCGGCCTGCTGGGCCAGCAGGAAGTTCCGCTCTTCCTTGGTAACCTCGATGGCATCAGGCGGGCGGTACCCGACATCGTAGAAGCCGCCAGTAGATTCTGAGTAATACGGCATGATCTAGCCCTTCCCGAATGCAAGGTAGTAAAGAGAGATCGAAATCCCGCCACCGCTTTGATTTGATGCGTAAAACGTCCCGGTCGTTGCGCTCAAAGTTGCCACAACGCTCACTGGAGTCACCGCGGCTGCGGCCGCAGTTGCCACTGCACCTAACGGAACGGTGAAAGCACGGGAGAATGAAACCGCCACGCCGCCGCCCACTGCAGTCGAAGGGGTTCCCCAGCAGACCTGAAAATCCCCCAGCCAAGACGGCAGCTTCATATGACCATTGGGGGCCAAGTTGATGGAAAATCCGCTGCGAAGCTTAAGCGGTGTCACTGCCACGTCATCAGAAGTACCCGCTTCTGTCTGGGCTTGCGTCGCGACAGCAAGTATCCCTTTGATCAGTTCGGTGGCCTGCACCACTCGGTACTTGATGGCGTCCAGCACCCTCAACGGGCTCATCGGCTTGTTGGTCACCAGCCCATCCTCTGCTTCGGTCTGGCTCGCGTACTCGACCCAAGAGGCGGCCGTTCCATCGGTCATCAGAACGTTGTCGGCATGGCCAGCCTGCTCCGGCAACGCGGCTTGGAACGCCAGCTGGTTGGCATAGTCGTAGATGGCTTGGCTATTGCCACCGCCCATAAGGCGAAAATTCGTGCCGTCGTAGATCGCTAGGACCCACGTAGTCGCCGTAATGGCGTTCGCACGCAACGGCGTCCCCTCGGGATTCACGAGGACCTTGGCGGCCAGCGCGCCGATCTTGAGGGTTGCGCCGCCGGTGTTGGCGTGGTTCGCGCGGAACACCACCACCGTGTTGGCGGCGTAGGTCGTGGGCGCCGGCGCGACCGTCAGGACGTAATCGTTAACCGTCGTACCCTGCGCTTCGGTCGCAGCCAGCAACACCTCTCCTGGGAAGCCCGCGAAAACGTGCTTCAGCACCGTCTTGAGCAGCCGCAGATGGTTGTCGCCCTCGGATTTCGTGTCGGTGCCAGTGGGCAGCGTATCGTCCAGACCCGCGATGTTGGTGGTGTTCTCGACGGCCATAGTTACCTCGGGGTTGCGATTTCGAGCGGTGCGCCGGCAAATCGCGCCTGGTCATCCGCAAGTTGAATGGCCTGGATCGCGGTGTCGCCGCGCGACTTCCACAGGTCCATGCGGGCGTCGTTGACCAGGTACGGTTCGGCCTCCGTCAGCGCGCCGAAGAGATACGCGTCCGGGTGGCTCTCCAGCAGCCAGTTGGTGTCATTCGCCGCGCCAAGCGGCGGTATCTTGGAGTAGTAGCGGACGTTCAGCGTCCCGGTGTTTCCCGAGACCCGGAAGGTGCCGCCCTCGATGGCGTAGAAGCCGCTGTTCACCTGCGAGGGACCGAACTGCAGGGTGGTCATGAAGCGAAGACCGGCCGTTCCATCGTCCACAGCGATCGCCTCCAGCCAGTCCGGCGGCAGCGTCGCCACGCCGTCGACGACTGGCAGGTCCTTGGCGAACTGCCGCTGCCAGGACGTGCGCAGAACGCGGTTCACACGGGCCTCGAACAGCGTGATGAAGTCGGGGACGACGGTGGCAAGGTCCTTGCGCTTGATCCAGCGGCCCACGGCCGCGATCAGCTCATCCGAATTGGTGAAGCTCATATCTCACCCTTATGCACTCGGAAATCACCATTCGCCGGGTCGCGCAGGAACTCTTCCAGCAGGCGAACATCGTTCATGACGTCCGAATAGGTGACACCGCGGCGCTGTGCCCAGGCGTTCAGGACAACAATCGGAATGCGGGCCAGGTGCTGGTCACCGTTCGGGGCATGCTGGCGCCCTTCGTTGTGCAGCGCCTTGGCATGCTCCAGAATCGGCTCCACATCGGCCGTCGTCTCGATCCCGTAGCGGCCGTCGGCCTCCAGGAACCGCGTCACTCTGCCCCGTTCGGCAGTCAGAATTCGTGCGCTCATGTGAAAAGGCCCGGGTTTCCCCGGGC